TCCATTTTTTCTTGTGCATATTGAGTCATTTTAAATTTATTTATTTTATCTCTATCAGCCATTACTTCATCCTCCAATATTCAGTTATTTGTTTCCACTCACACTCAAAATCTTCACAAGTATAATCATACTCTTGGAAGGTCCCTGCGTTAATGCCCGTTTCCATTCCCATTGCTAAATTGAATATCTCTTGTTGCGTCTTTAAGCTTTTCAACATCTTTTTTTAGTTTTTCAATTTCCTTTTCAGCCTGCATAAGCATAACTTTAACGTGCAGGTTTTCCTCTAATATTTTTTGTTGTTTCTCAGTATCTTCTGCTAATGACTCTAACAGAAAAAACTGTTCCTTATCGACAGGTATTTGATCTGCCTTCTTTAGTAAATCTGCTTCCATTAACTGAAGTCTTGTCTCAAGTGTATTGATAGTATTAGTCATACCAATATACATATACACAGCAAAACCTGCTGCGGCTATGATAGTCACAATTGTTTTAATATCTGTTTTTACAGATGTGTCTTCAGTTATCTTGGACATTAGTAAAAATCTTTAAATACCCAATCTACAAATTTTTTCCATAATTTTTTAATCATTGGTCTCTCCTTATTAATTTGTTTTAACAAATCTTCTTCGTTGTGACAACAATTTTTACATTTACAATAATCTTCACAAGAAGAATCACTCACATAATATCCTTGTCCTTTACAATGACATTTGTGATTACATTTTTTACATATTCTTTTCATTTTCATTTACCTCATAAAACATTTTATCAGAATCTTCAGTTACCCAATCTCTTCCTTCTACATCCCAAACACTAGATTGCACCTTATAGTCTGGCCATTCATTGCTTGTTGTGTAATTATTTATATGCCAAATGATTCTGTTATTTGGCTGGGCAGCATAATTTCCATTATCTAATGCAATTATGTGTGCACATTTGTGCTCTTGCGGAATTTCAGAATGTTCCGTATTTAGTATATTAGTCTCTGGGTGAGCCCAGTCAATAGTAAATAAATATTGACCAGTATAAAATTTTTTATCTTTTCCAAGATATTTACCTTCTACACCAGCTAAAAAATCAAAAGTATGAACGCTAGGCCAATAACTAAAGCAATTCCATAATTGAAGCTCATCGACGCGCATATTCGGAACTTGGCTTCTTGAAAAATTTTTTTGAAAAAACGCAGAAATCGGTAATCTATAGTAGACAGCGCCATTCGGTAACATAATGTGAAATAATAACGCACGGCCTGAAATAGAAGCAACACCGAAGATAATACATTCTTCACTTTCATCTTGATGTTTTTTAAGATCATAAAGATATTCCTTCCTTACATTGCAATAGATCGGTGGTATGTTTGCATTTAAATAAGCCATAATTCCTCATCATTTTATTTCTCCCCAGTTAGGGCCAGATTCATAATCTACTTTGTTTGGAACTTCTAGATCTACTGCTTGTTCCATTATTTCTTTTATTATACCAGCTTGTTTATCTGATTCAATTGAAAAATCTAATTCATCGTGAATTTGTATATGTGCTAAATATCCTTCTTTATACAAATCAACCATAGCTTTTTTAGTCATATCTGCAGCTGAACCTTGAATTAATTTGTTTAATGCTTTGTAAGTAAACGCTCTTCTATGACCATTATTATACCAATAATTTTTTTTAGGTTTACCTTCACTATCTTTAATAATATTTCCATCTTCATCTTTTAAATGTGGTCCCATATTTTTTAATTCTAACATTGTTTCGTGATCTTCTGCAGGAACAAAAGTACCCCATTCTGAACCTCTCAATATTGGTTCATACTTTGGAAATCTACATCTTCTACCTAATAATGTTTTTATTCTACCTTTGTTTTGAGCAACTGACATTACACCATTCATTAATTGTTTAACAAATGGAACTCTGCTGTGATAAATATCAAATAATTCATTTGCTTTTTCTTTTGAAACATTTAATTCATTTTGTAATTTAGCTTTACCCATACCATAAAATAAACCTAAGTTAATTGTTTTAGCTTCTTTTCTATCTATTTGTGCCATATCAGCTACTATTTGATGAAAGTCTGTTGATGGATCGTTTTCATAAGAAGTAGCTATTGCTTTAGCTGTTTCATAATTAAATCTTAATGCATAGTGTGCAACTAATCTTGGTTCTTGTTGTGAATAATCAAATGTTCCCCATTTACAATTTTCTTCTGGTATAAATAAACTTCTAATTAAAGGACCTGTATCTGGATCTCTTGCAGGTATTTGCTGTAAGTTTGGATTATGATAGCTAAATCTTCCTGTAACTGTTCCTCCTTCATCAGATCTTATTTGATTAATATCTGCGTGGATTCTACCTTTGTATTCGTGATCTAATATAGTATCAATAAATGTCGTACTAACCTTGTTTATTTTTCTTGCTTCTGCTATCATACGAACTATCGGATCAGTATGATTAGAAATAAAATTTTTAGTAAATGATGGGGCATTTGATTTCTCAGTTGTTGCATAAGGTAAATTTAATTTATCAAAAACTTGTGCAATACTTCTTGCAGCCCATATCTGAGGTTCTATTCCTGTTGCTTTTTTCACTTGGAATAATAATTCTTCTTCTTTTTTGGTTAATTCTTTTTTTAATTGATTTGCTTTTTCAACATCTACCCGGACGCCTAGGAACCTCATATCGACTAGACAAGGAAAAAGATCAGTTTCAAGATTAAATATATTTTCTAAATCATCTTCAATTATTATTTTTTCTAAATGATGCCAAAGTTCTAATGTTAGTGCTGCATCTTCTTCTGCATATGCACCAACTTCACTTGCAGGTAACTTCCACATATCAGCTTTAGGATCTAATCCTCTTTCTTTAGCTGCTTTGTTAAGTAAAGTTTCATTTTTACCTTTATTTAAATAAACCCAAGACAATGCATTTAAAGTATAATTAAATCTATTTTCATCAATCAAGGATGCTGCAATCATTGTATCTATTATTCTACCATTTATTTTTATACCCATAGACTTAATCCAACATACGTCATACATTGCGTTATGAAATATTTTTGTAGCAGGTGATTCACAAATATCTTTAAACCAATTTAAAACTTTATCTCTGTCCATATTTGGACCTTCACCGTGAGCTATTGGAAAATAATTTTTATATCCATCTACAGCTACTGCTATTCCTACCACTTCACCATTACCTTTAATGGACCCTGAACCCAGACTCTTTAAATCTGGATCTCTTGTTTCTAAGTCTATTGCTATTTCTTCTGCGTTTCTTAAATCAGGATATTCTGTAGGTGCTACCCACTCTGTAGTTGGCATTAACATTATTTTTTATTCCTCATATCTTTTATTTTTTTAATTTCTAATTCACAATAATGAATTATCTTTTCTAAATCTTCTATTCCATTTTTATTTTGGTACCTACAAACGTACTTCACAACGTTCCCCTGAAAGAAGCTGAGATTATTTTTAGATATAAATTCATACGGTTGTATGTGAAACGATTTATAGTGACTCCCGCCTATTTGTTTTTCTTGAGGAAAAACACTTTTAAATATAGATTTGTCTGTCATTACTTTAATACCTCCATTATATTAATTATGAAATAAGTCAATGTTACTATTATAAATATATCGCTAGTTAGTATTTTCATTTTTATCCTTTTGTTAAGTGGTAGTCATTGATTTGACTGAGTATGAATGAAACAGGGATTCGAGAAGTCAAACCAACTTCGCTAACCAGGCTCGATGCTACCACACACCGTTTAGGAAAGTTCTCTATCCCATTCTGTTTATACATAGTGTATAATTTTTTAAAACTTGTATTCATTTTTTTTATTCTTAGCTTTTAATTTATATAGATCATCTCTTGCACGAGTTGATCCAACGTACCAAACTCTATGTTCTTCATCATTCTTATCGTCACTTTTTTTTGATGATTTCTTAACTGTTCTACCTAAATCTAAACAAAGTATAACATTATCTTCTTCTCCACCTTTTGCTGCGTGTATTGTGGATACCCATATCCTAGCTGGTTTGTCTAGGTCTTCACCATTTTCCAACATATTTTTTATATACTGTCTGTCTGCTAATTTTGATTCTTCAAATGCATCAACCCATTCTACTTCGTTATTCCATTTATCTATTGGTAAACCGGTAAATTCATTTATATCTTTTATTTCTTTTTCATCTAATTGTATTCCTCTACACCAAGAATTGTAGTTAATTGATGAATTATATAACCTAACTTGAAAACTCTTGCCTTTATTGGTTTGATAGTATAAATTTCTTTTCCTTAATTCTTTAGTCATTTCAACTAATCTATGTATGGTCCTGGTTAAAATTAACCATTTACCTTTGGTTAAGTCTACTTGATCTAAATTATTTATTCTTTCTGATTTGCCTTCAAAGTCTCTTGGATAATATAATTTTTCTTTTCTTAGTCCTCTAATTTTTTCTAATGGTAATTGTGATTGCTCTTGTACGGCTTTTGATATTCTTTTTGAATATTTTAATACTCTTTCTTTTCCAGGTTCTTGAATAAATCTATTTACATCTGCGCCTGCCCAGGCAAATATAGCTTGGTCATCATCACCAGCTAAATAAATATCATCTGAATATTCTTTTAATTTATCATATAATTTCCATTGTAATGGAGATAAGTCTTGAGCTTCATCTATGAATATAGCTTTAAATCTAGGTAAATCTTGTTTTTGTAAAAGTCTTTCAATCATATCATTAAAATCTAGTTTACCTGTAATTCTTTTATATTCTTTTAAATTTTTATCTAAGTTATTTAAAATAAACCATTTAACTTCTTTTCTATTATGTTCATTCCTGTCGTATTCTTCTCTAACTGTAGTACATCTATTGATTGCTCTACCAATCATTTTAAAATATGGACTTTCAATATTTAAATAAAATATTTCCTCTTTATTAAATTTATCATAATACTTAACTTTTATGTTTAGTTCTTTACCTATACTTATATAATCTTCTGGTTGCATAACCATAGTGTCATTTAAATCTAATTGTTGAAATGCAAATGAATGAAGAGTTCTAAAGTAAACAAGTTTATCTTCTTCTGCTGGCATTCTTTTTTTAGAAATTTCTGCTGCCTTTTTTGTAAAAGCAAAATAACCTATTTGATGTAAAGGTGTTCCAATTCTTATGTAAGCCTTGGCTCTACTAATTAATTTATGAGTTTTACCTGTTCCTGGTGGACCAAAATATTTATATATCATTTCTATCCTTATAATCTTTTTTAAAATGACACATCCATAGCCAATTCCAAAAAGAACCTTGCCATCTACCAAATCTATTTAACCAAGATTTATCTTCCATATTTTCTATTTCTTCTATTTCGTGTTGAATCTGAAGTTTTTTTCTTTCTTCTTTTGGTAACGACATAAATATTCTGTATGCTTTTCTATTATTTATCATATTAAATTATCTCCTCTTCTTGTTTAAATTTTGCTATTTCTATAACGTCTTCATCATCTTGATCTTTCTCAAACAAATATAATGGTATGACTGCACATCCACTTACACCTGGATATGATTTACCTGTTTTTTTATCTTTGCCTGGAAATCTTTTTTTCTTATCAAATTGTGGTTTTGGTAAATCTGCATCTTCTTTTTCAAACATTTTTTCAATCATATAAGAAGTTCTTGATGAATCTTTTTTCCATTCATTATCTTTTAAATCATTATAAAATTCGTCATAAACAAAATATGCATAGGTATCATCTTTTAGTACGTTTCCACTTTTAAAAGAATTGTAACTAGTAGCTTGAGTGCTATGAATATAATGTTTTAAATGTTTCTTTAATATTTCAATTGGTGTGGTTCCTGGAGCCGGTTGCACAGTATCTTGAGTCGCTAATAAATTTTTTATGATCTCATAAAAATCCATAGATTTTATTGGAGGAGGAAGTTCATCAGCTTGTGCCATAATCAAACCTCTTAATTCTTGTTGATCTTTTATTTCATTTTTATTTCTAGCGTGCACAGAAACAGTTTCACCATCATCTCTTTCAACATCAAAATAATATTCTGGATCAGGTTTAAAATCTATTTTGACTAAATTAGTAAGTCTTGGCCAAGTAATTTTTTTATCAGATAATATTCCAAAACTTCTTTTTATACATTCCGATTTAATACACACTGGTGCTAATAATTGATCGTGACAAGTATGTCCTTTAGTATCTTTCTCCCAATTTTTAATTTTCTTTTTGATGTAGTCATCTGTCCAAGTTTGATCAAACTCAAAATAATTTCTACCAGCTTGTAATACTTTATTTTTCCAACCATCAGGATATTTCTTTTTAGCAAAGACCATATAGTTATATAAAAATCTATCTCTACCATCAGTCATTTTATTTTTACTTAATATTTCTAAACAAGGTGGACCATCTTTAAATTCATCTGCACCTCCAGTTAATTCATTTCTAATTATTGAGTTAGACATTTCTTTTAATTTTTTTGAATCAACCTGATTTAATTCAACACATTTTAAAAATAAATCTAAACTCATTTCTTTACCTGAAGGATCTAATGCAACTCTTTCTGAACCATTGAAGTATGGAAGATTTATAAAATTACCATTTATCTTGTCTCCTTCTATGTTGCTTCCTAGTTTAGTTTGTTTTGGAAATATTTCTGTAGTAATTGGTAGATTAAATAAAAATAATATTTCTTCTAAAAAATCTTTTATCTCTCTTGCTTTTACAAATTCTTTCATAAAAACATATAAATGAAGTCCATTACTTTTTGATTTAATTGGTATTAGAGGTAATTGTTTTTCTTGAATTACTTTTAAATAAAATTCTATATCTAAATCTTTATATACTTTTGGATCAATATCTATTGCACCAAATCTTGCATAACCATTGTCATCACAAGGTTGTATACCTATTGATTTTTTTCCATTTAAATGAAGTTTGTAATCTTCATCAGTGATTGATTTTCCTGACCAACCATAATCACCTGAATGAAATTTTATTTTCCCAGTGTTTGGATCTTTATAACCATTACTTATATTACAAAAACCGTAATTACGTTTTAATCCAGTAAAATATTTTATATACGTATCTGTCATAAACTCTTTCCATTATGGAGAGGCGGCCGCAGTCTCCCGTTGCCGCCTCTTCTTGCAAGTATTCACTTAGTGAATTAGATAATGTCCTCAGTTTTAGGACCATTGCTTTTTTCATATTCTGGTTTAACAGCACCTTTTGACACAGTCTTTTGCAATTCCTTTGCCATTAAATATAAATCAGCATCTTGTTTTTTATTTACATCTAAAGATCTTGCCATAGATGGTTTATAAACGTGCCAACTTTTACTTCCTGCTGTTTTCCCAACAGTTTTTAAATTATAAACTGCTGCATATGCTGCTGGATTGTAAAGACCTTTATCATCCTTAAATCTTAGATTTTTAATCAACTGATTTAATTCTCTAGCGGGAGTTAAGTTAGAAGATCTCATTGTAATCACTGCAGGTCTAGGTTCATCACCTAAAACGATCACATAAAAATATGCGGTCTTCTCTACATAATTACCATTTGATAATCTGTACTTACCGTTTCGTTCTTCAACGGCATCCTCTGGTTTTGATAAATGTGTTGTAACAGGTGGAGCTGCTGTGTCTCCCATTTCCTGCCATTCTGGATATCTTGTTTGAACGTGAGAAACAATTATATCCACGCCTTTTTGTCCATCAACTAAAGCACCCAAACCTTTGGCATATATCATACCAGGTTTTGCACCTTGAACGTATTTAGAATCGTTCGCATTACATTCAGGGGATAGTTGATGTAGGATTTTTAAAATCGGAGTTGACATATCATCCGATTTTATTTCTTCGCTACCTCTTCCAGAATCACTTCTAAGATTGATAGCAGCTAATGCACCTGCACTAGCTTTATTTGTCATAGCATTTGTATTTGCCATATATATTTGCTCCTTATTTTTTATTTTTTATTTTTAAAATGCGTTTGATTTCCATCAAACGTACTAAATAGTTCTTCAGGAACTTCACGACCTTTGTCCTTCCAGTCCTTCATAACTACTTTGAGTGAAGCGGGATGAACACTTTCTTTTTGAGAAGGTTCAAATCCACGCTCCCTCGCAAGGTTGACATAGTCAATAGCCTTGTTATCTTCGTTTTGACCAAAGTTTACTGTGATTTCATTTTTCACAATATCACCTAAGCCATTTGCTCGAAGCCAGTTTATCGCTTCAATTTTTTTATCAGCTCTAATTGAAGCACTATAAATTTTTTTAACAGTTAATTCTGAACCATCTTTAAGTTTTAAAGATTCTAAATTCATATCTTCCATTAATTTTGGAATTACTACACAGCTAAAATATTTTTCATCTTCTTTTAAATCTTTTATCTGTGATTCTAAATTAACTATTTGATTTTGTATTGTTTTTAATTTCTCAACTTCTTGAGAAAGTTTTTCCGGATCAAGGTTATCTGTTTGATCTGGTGCATCTTTACGTAGATCTATTATCATAGTCATCTCCTATTTTAACTTTTTAACTTTCATAATGTAATATTAAACACTGAAACGTGTTTTGTCAAGACTATTTTTGATGAATATTTATTTCTATGGGATAATATGTTTTTTCTTGTCTGTCCCATTTTAATAATTTAAATTTACCTTGTGTCATTTCTGAGGCAATAGCACAAGTAACACCAATAATAGCTGGATCACCATTTAATAATAAATAGTCATTTTCTGTAAAATCTTTTAATTTTTGTCTAATTGAAAATATAAAAGGACCTGGTGAAAACATTATTTGTTCTAATGCTCTAAACATAATCTTAATTTCGCCATATTTTCTAGCGCCCATAATATTATATTTGGGTTGTCCTGTTTCTCTGTCTATTGGAATATCCTGTAATAAATAAACAAAATTACTACTACCGATTGTTTTTCCACTTGTTTTATAAAATTGCATATTGACTTTTTTCTTTTTTAATATAATATAATAGTTAGAAAGAAATGTAAACAGTTATATGAATTATAAGTTTAAGACTAAACCATACAAACACCAATTAGAAGCCTTAGAATTATCTTGGGACAAAGAAAATTTTGCATACTTTATGGAAATGGGTACAGGCAAATCTAAAGTATTATTAGATAATGCCGCAATGCTTTACGATAAAGGCCAGATAAATGGCCTCCTTCTTATAGCACCAAAAGGTGTTTATAAGAATTGGTATGATCAGGAGGTGCCAACGCATCTACCTGATCATATCTACCATAAAATGGTTTTATGGAAAACTTCAGATAAATCTAAAAAACAAAAACAAATATTAAGTTCCTTATTTGAACAAGGAACTGATTTACATATTTTAATTATGAATGTTGAAGCTTTCTCATCAGGAGATGGAGCACAGTTTGCATATAAATTTTTGTCTTGTCACAAATCAATGATTGCAATTGATGAATCAACTACAATAAAAACTCCAACATCAAATAGAACTAAAAATATTTTAGCATTAAGAGAACACGCTAAATATAGAAGAATATTAACTGGTTCTCCAGTTACTAAATCCCCATTAGATTTATTTTCACAATGTCAATTTCTTGATCCTTGGCTCCTGGGGCACGATTCTTATTGGACATTTAAAGCTAGATATGCAGTTACTAAAAAAATAGAAGTTCAAGGTAGAAGAGTTGAAATAGTAGTAGGTTACAGAAACCTTGGAGAATTATCAGATAAAATAAAACCTTTTTCAAGAAGAGTTTTAAAATCAGATTGTTTAGATTTACCAGAAAAAACTTATGTTAAACATTCTGTTGAATTAACTAAAGAACAAAAGAAAGTTTATGAACAAATGAGAAGAGAAGCAATTGCATTTTTAGATGGTAAAATGCAATCTTCTGCAACTGTTATGACTCAATTAATGAGATTACATCAAATTACTTGTGGTCATTTTACAGCTGATGATGGTTCAATAAAAGATTTACCTTGTAGTAGATTATCTGAGTTAATGAATATTTTAGAAAACATAGAAGGTAAAAGTATTATATGGTCCCACTATACTCACGATGTAAGAAGAATCATTGCAGAAATTAAAAAAGTTTATGGTGAAGAATCTGTTGTAGATTACTATGGTGCTACAGATACAGACGCTAGATCAGTTAATATTAAAAAATTTCAAACAGATGAAAAATGTAGATTCTTTGTTGGTACTACACATACTGGTGGTTATGGTATTACATTAACAGCTGGAAGTAATATGATTTATTTTTCTAATGGATATGATTTAGAAAAACGTCAACAGTCTGAAGCTCGTATTGATCGTATTGGACAAACTAGAAAAATGACTTACATTGATATTATTGCAGAAGATACTGTAGACGATAGAATAGTAAAAGCTCTTCGTAATAAAGTTAATATTGCAACAGAGATATTAGGAGAAGAATTAAAACAATGGATATAAAAACAATAACAGTATTATTATTACTATCTACTGGAGAGATTGAATATAAAGAATACAAGATAAAAGAATCTTGTGAAAATTGGTATATGAACAAACTAGTTCATATAGATAAATACAATATTAATTTAATAGAAGGTATGCCTGCGGTAGGATTTTATTGTGGGGCAGTAAAGACCGCCCCAAAATAATTATTTAATTTTAATATCTAAAGGTTTGATTTCTTCTGGTTCATTAACACCTAACTTCACTGTTAATACACCATCTTCCATCTCAGCTTCATTAACAACTACATCTTGATGTAAAGAAAATTGTTTAAAGAATTTTCTAGCTGCTAAACCTTTTTCAATGTAGTCTTTTTCTTTGTCTTCTACTTGACCAGAAATAGTTAATACACCGTCTTTGTATTGAACTTTAACATTCTTCTTATTGAATCCTGCTAAACCTAATTCAAGACCGTATTCACCTTTTCCGTATTTTACTACATTGTAAAATGGAAACGATTGAGCTTTTGACCAACTATCAAAGATAGAGTCAAACGTATCACCAAACATTCTGTCTGAATGATCCCAAACGTCTTTATTGAACTTATTGATTATGTCTAATGCTGTCATATTATTCTCCTTATATTAAGCAAGTTTAATAGGCCACGTTATTGTGCACCTGACAGTAATATAGTTATTTTTTATAAATCTACAAGTCCTGTTTCTCTATTTAGGTACTTATATTCTATCTTGCGTATATCAAAATCTTTGCTAATTTTATTACATATTTGGTGTGGATCAAATTCACCACAAGAATATACATCAAATTGCATTAATGCAGGATTAACCTCGTCCCAGACGTGCATTACAATATGTGATGTTTCAATAATCGCTGCACCTGTAATTCCTCTATTGCCTGGTACATCGTGATATTTTACATATGGACCCATTAATACTTTCATATTAATCGAATCAATAAAATCTTTTAACCAATTAGTTAAAATTTCTTCATCCATCGGTGGACGTACTGCTTCTGCTCTAATGATTAAATGTTTATGTACTAATAAACTATTTTGCATAATCTTATCTTTCTTATTTTATTATACTACCAAAAAGTATAAATACTTCAAGAGCAACGACCCCCACCGCTGCTAAGATTACCCAATAGATTTTGTCTATTTGACCGCCCAATTTTTCAATATCTCTATGAATATGTTCTTGTGTGATCTTCAAATGATAAACTTCTCTTTTAACACCTTTAATGTGTCCGTGTAAATCTATGATGTGCTCACCAGTTGTTTTGGGCTGTTTCATTAAGCAAGTCCTCTCTGTTTAAGTCTCATTATCTTTTCTTCTTCAGTAAGTAAAGCACTTTCTGTAGGAGTTAAACCTGTTGCCATTATATTGTTCCCTGAAGCCTGAGACAGGATGACTTGTGAATTAGGCATTGGAGTAATAGGCAATGGTGCTGTTGCCACTTCTTCAATTAAATAATCATTTAAATTTAAACCTTCTTGATATTCGTCTTCTAAATTTGGTTCATAACTAGAAGCTAAACCACCTCTTGCAAAATTCTGCGATTGAATGTTTCTTTCAAATGAACCATCTAACCTTAATCTATTCATATCTAATTCCATTCTTTTTAAAGTTGGTAGAACAGAAATAAATACATCAGAAGTACCTAAGTCTCTTGCAATTTCTCTAAATCTAGCTCTAATATCATCAGATGGAAAATAAGCATCAAAATTTCCTCTTCTTAATTTGTTAAAATTATCTGCTGATAATTGTCTATCAGCAAATTCTTGTCTTAATCTATTACTTGAAACACCAAGTATTTCAGCTGCATTTATGTTTTTGTGCATTTCTCTTTGCACATTAAATCTAGCTTTGTTTGATTGATAAAATGATGTAATAACATCATTAGGTTCAATTGGTCCACCTTTTAATATTCCAAAGAAACCTCCTGTAAATTCTCTTCTAGCATTACGAATACCTTGTTGATATTCAGCAATTTTAAATCCCATAGATCTTAATGGATCTACAGTTGTGGGTCTAAATCCAATTAAACCTGCTATCTGATCATCTAATTGTAAAAATTCTCCGGTCTTTGTAGGAGTTTCTGTTAGTGCTTGAATAATTCTTACACCTTGTTTGTATGATGGAGCAAGAGCTTCCATTAAATGAATAAACTTAATTGCTGTTCTATCACCAAGAGGTGTTTGATCTGTATATAATATTTTTCCATCTCTTGTTCTACCACCTCTTCCTGGAAACAATGGTAATAAATTTATATCTGCAGCTGCTTCTGTCCAAATAGATTCATCAATAAAAGGAGCAGCTAGTTCAGTGATAGCTTCATCCGCTCCAGTCATAAATCCTTTTAATATTGTATCACCATTTTTAGTTGCGGAAATAATCTCATTAGCTAATGTTCTAAATGGTCTACCAATTAAATCGTATGCATTTGAATGACTGAAATCTACATATTTTAATTCACCTGTTTCTTCATCTCTTATTGGAACTAATGTAGAATTTCTTGACCATTCAGGAACGAATTGTCTTAAAGCTTTTAATTCATCTTCAGTTACATCATATAAAGCTTGTGCACCAGCTACTGTTAGTGCAGGTACTGCATTTAAAGTAAATGCCATTCCTGTTGCTCTAGTTACACCAATGCTATACATTGGATTGTTATTTTCAACAAAACCTTTTCCTTTTATGTAAACCATAGGAGCAATATCTGTTCCCACAATAATCTCACCTTTAAGCGGCTTATGTTTCATTTCTTTAATGGCTTGCTCTGCAATATTAACTGTAGATCTAATCATTTCAGATGGAAATGACATAAAGTTACCAACAGGTAGTAATCTTGCAGTTCTAACTACATCTCCAACATATGCATAATTAGGAACTGTATTTCTAACAATTGCTGCAGCTTCTTGTTTTAATTGTCTTACAAATTCTTCATCATCAGGATTAAATTTTATTTTTTTTCTTGCTGCATCTTTTATATAAGCATTTTTTCTTCTATTTAATTCAACAAAGTAATTTGTTATTTTCCAAAAATCATCTTCTGCAACATATTTACCTTGTAAATATTCTGGAATTTTTTTTAGTCTAGAAAGCATTGGATTTAAAACTGAATCTAAGTTAGATATTTTATCACCAAAATTAACATCTCTCATTAAATTTCTTAAATCTCCAATTTGAACCTGTGAGTTTACAACACCTAATTCTAGTAGTTCTCTATATGCTGATTCAAAATCAGCATCTTTAAATCTAGTTGCTTTTAAATTACCTACACCAGATATTTGCCAACCTTTTCTAAAAGCATCACCTAACAATTTTGGATTTTTAAATCCTTCAAATAATATTCCATTAGCTGCAGCAAATGCACCAGCACTTATTATGTTTCTTAAGTGAGTAGGTATTGAAAATACAGTTTTAGCTAATTGAGACGTTGCCTTTGGAAACAATAATAAATTTCTCCATAAGAAAGCTGCTCCTTTTTCAGCTGCAGTTGAGCCTTCTCTACCTCTAATAGCTGAAGTAAAAAATCCTTCTGTTATACCATTAGCTCTTAAAAGCCCTTCTGCAATTGGTCTTGTAGTATATCTAGTAGCTAAAGGATTAGCTATTTGACCAGCTTTAAAATCTAATAATTCACCAAAGACATCATCTATTTTAACTATTTCAACTGTTCTATTAGTTGCAGCAAAAGCTTCATCTTTTGTTTTCCAGAAACTTCCTATACCACCTTCTTTTTGAATTAAATCATTTTGATCAGCCATTTGTTTTAACATTGCACTTGTTCTGGCCATACCAGATAATTCAGTGATGGCATTAAATATTGAATATCTAGGATCACTCATTTCACCCAACAATTCTTTAATTACTTTTACAGGAACACCTGTTTCACTTATTACCTTTGAAATAAAACCTTTATCTTTACCAAAATCACTTTCTAAAGTTTTTCTTATGTAATCTGTGTCTGGCAGTCCTTTAACTTTATTCTTAGATTTTTTAATTCCATCTTCTAATATCTTGTCAACTATTTCCCTAGCTTCTTGATAATATTTTGTACTTCTTGGATTAAATGTAACGTCTTGATTTGCATCAGCTATTTGTTTTTGAAAAAATTTAGTTGCCTTTTCTTTTACTTCATCTGTAGGTTTATATCTTCCAAACAATCCTAAAAAAGGAGCATCTTCAAATATCTTATATGTATTCTTAACGGTAGATTTTATTCTATCTTGTAATATTGATTTTAACTCTGGAGCATTAAAACTGTTTGTTGTTTTAATTAAATTAGCAAAAGTATCTCTTGCTTCATCAACAACATTCATAAGTGAAAGAGCTGTTTCATTATCCACACCTCTTTTCTTTAAACTTTTTATAAACTTATCTGAATCTTTTGCAGAAGTTAATTTAGTTAAATCTCCATCTAAAATTAATTCATTTAATTCTTTATAAAATGTTTCTTGTTCTTCTTTTGTTAAAGAACGTTCTAAAACTTTTTGCATTTGAGGAAGTGCTTTACCAACTGTTCTATCAATATTCTTTACAAGCTCAGTTGCTCTATTCATATCTGCAGCTTTGAATCCTTCCATAACTTTTTGTGAACCAAATAAAGCTTTTGTTAATGGTCCTTCAGGAGTAAATGCTTCAGCAAATTTATTTAAGTATCTTTCAAATCTACTATTACTATATGCTAACTCTTTTCCTTTTTGTGCTAAAGCTTTTGCACTTTTACCTACACCAGCTACAACAGGAGTAAATAATAAAGATTCACTTCCAAACTTTATTCTATTTAATAATTTTCTAGTAGCATCTTCTCTACCTCCACCTATAGAAAAAGTATCTAATCGAGTTGGGCCTGCATCAAACAAATCTCCAAATGTACCTATATCTTCAACATCAGCTACAAAAGTTTCTCCGGCTGCACCTCCAATAGCACCAGCTGCAAATTTTATATATCCTTCTTTTTCATTTAACTGTTTAGCTTTAGCTGCGTTTTTTACAAGATTCTTTGAACCGGAACTAATAATGCTACCAGCTTTTTTATTATTAAAATATTTAGTTGCTAATTTAGATCCTAATTTAAATCCAGCTGTTCCAGGAATTCCTATTGAAGTTAAAGCTTCTGTTAATTTACCAATTCCTTTTTGTTCTGCTATTTCTTCAAATGGATTTAATTTATCAAAAAATCTTTCTACGTCTGCTGCTGTATTAGTATCAAAACCTAAATCAATAAGTTCTGCACCTAATGAGAATACTCCTTCTGGTACTTTAATTAAACCTGATGCAATACCTGCAAGACCTGCAGTATACCAAGAAGCTTCGTTTCCCTCTTCTTCTGGTAATAGTGGGATAAAATCTTCCGCCATTTAATCTCCTAGGCTCCAGAAATATCTAAAGTTGGAGACTTTTCAAAAAATTGTTTTTTTCTTTGAATTTCTCTTTTCTTTTCTTCTTCTTCTTTTATTTTTCTAGCTTCGTCTGCTTTTCTTAAAACATCTTTTTGATAGTCTGTTAAATTAAGAGGAGCTCCTCCAGCTGTAGTACCAGCTGAAGTTGTTCGAATTGATTTAATATCTGAATATTCACCACCTACACCTGGTCTACCATTTTCAAATGTTATTTTTTTATAATTGTTTGAAAAAGGATCATAAACAAATTTACCTTCTAATTGCTTTAAAGTTTTTAAATTTGCTTTTACTTCACTAGGATTTGAAATATCAAATGTTAAAACCCCACCATATTTTTCACCACCTACTTCACCTCTTAAATCATCGGCAAATTTTGATTTAAATTCAGCAGCTCTAGTTGCTACTTGAGGTCTACCAACATAAACACCAAGTTCTTCTTTTAATTGATTTTCAAATATAACTCTATCGATGTTATCGACACCTTCCATACCTTTTAATTGCATTCTACCAGCTATTTCTTGTGATAATATATCTTCTTTACCTGCTTGTTCGATAGCTAATTGTGTGGCACCTGATTTAAGGTTTCTTAAAAATTGTCGTTCTTTTCCTTTTGTTTCTAATAAACTTTTTATTGGTTTACCTGTAGCAGAAACTATTGCATTAATTAATCCAGCACCAGGTTTTTGTCTAGCAAGTTCTGGTCCAAACTCAACTAAGAATTGTGTTATTGGATCAATGCCTTTATCTTGATCAATATTTTGCATTAAAATATCTAAATTTCTTTTTGCTAGTTCAGAAGTTCTATTAGAAAATCCTACTCCATCTGGATTAGACAAAGCGTGCATTTCTCTATCTACAATACCAGTCATAATGCCTTCATTGACATTTCCACCTTTTCTAAACATTGGTCTTTTAAATACTTTACTCATAATATTATCCAAATAATCTGTATAATCCAGCTAACGTAGCACCTGCACTAATTCCAGTTTGTAATGCACTTGGAGAAGGTTGAGTTTGTACGCTTGATTGACCTGGGTATCCAGATATTAAACTTGCAATACCAGCACCATATTGTTGTGCTGCTGTTAAAGGTTGCATCATTTGTTGTTGAGCTAATTGTTGTTGAGCAGATAATCCTGCTTGTGTTTGAGCTTGTTGCATTCCACCTAAAGTAGTTAAACCTGCAATTTGTGAACCTGCTAAACTTGGAGCAAGTGAAGCTAAAGCTTGTTGCTGTTGACCCAAAGATTGTTGTTGAGCTGCTAATTGTTGCTGTTGACCAAATGCTTGTGCTGCTCCTTGTTGAGCTTGTGTGTATCCTTGTCCTAATAATTGAGCTTGTAATGCAGCTCTATTTAAATCTGATTGAGCTTGGTATTCTGCTCTTTGAACACCTTCTCTGCCACCACCAAAAGCCCCAGCGCTAATAGCGTTAGCTGCTAGTTGTGGTAAACCTTTTTGTGCTTGAATATCATATTGTTGTAAAGTTGTGTTAATAATATCTTGTTGATATGGAGACATAAAAGCTTGATAAGCTTGTGGTCCAACATATTGACCAGCTAATCCTGCTTGTGTTTCTGCTTGTCCAGCTAAAGTTCCTGCCTGTTGTAAATATGGAGCATATGATCCAAGTCCACTTGCTTGTCCAATAGCTTGTTGTTGTAAAGGTGATAGACCTGCAACAAATTGTGGTCCTAAAGTTTGTGATAAATCTGCAGCTTTATATTCGCCAATTGCTTTTTGTAAATCTGTTAAATACGTTTTACCAGCTGCTTCTATAAACTCAGGTGGTTGCGTTATTTGTGTTATTGTTTCGGCCATTATACTCTGCCTCCTTTTTCTAATTTTTTCATCATATCATACATACGTTGCGCGCCTAAGTTAACGTTTCCATTACCCATACCTCTAACAGCATCGGCCGTAAATACAAATTCATTATTTGACAACATTGCAGGAATGTCATCTGCCTTTTCTTTTACACCAACTGGTGGAATAAATCCACCTGTTTTTCTAAGGTCTAATTCAGTTACACCTGCCTTGTTTTGACTCAATGGTAGATTCATAATCCCTGAAGCCTGAATCGCGTTACCTTCTGGAGTTCCTTTCATATAACCAATTCTTCCACCATAAGCTTTAGCTTCTGGTCTTGTTTCTCTTCCTTTGTATAAACCATCATCAATCATATTGCCTTTATCATCAAATGTAGGCAATGGTACTCCAGCTCCACCGTATTTAAAGAAACCAATAGCATCTTGAATTTCTTCATCAGAAGCTCCTGTCATTGATTTAATATCTTTAAAATCAACACCTCTATTTATTAAATCAACTATCATCATTTTTTTATCAGGACCATTTGCATAGCCAATTCTACCGCCATATGCTTTCTTTTGCATAATAACTATGTCTTGCATATGTCTTTTTTCTAAATCTTTTTTAATTTGTTCTTCAAGCTTAGAAGGTTTTTCTTCTTCTATTTCAGGTTTTGATTCTATTTCTTTAACAATTTCTTTTATTTTTTTCATTAATTCTGGAGTTACGCCATTAGCAAATCCTATTCTACCTCCGTTAGCATATCCACCAATAGATGAATATTCAGAAACATCTTTTTCTACTAATGCAGGAATCTCTTCTGCAGAGTATCCGAGATTTGTATATCCTTCAGTTAAATAAGTTCTTAATGCACCAACATCTCTTGTTGCTTGCATAGCGTTTGGATCGCCTTGTTCAGCTTTAGATAATAAACCACCTAATAAACTACCACCAGCAAAAACTCCTAAAGTTTTACCAAGTGTTTTTTCTCCACCTAAAAACGCTGCAGCTTTTGAAGCTCCTGGTATTCCACTTAGTGTTGCTCCTATTCCTGCTTTTCCAAATAAACCTGTAGCAGCTCCTCCAAAACCAGCTCTACCAAATAATCCACCAAACTGTGTTCCTGGTACACCAAACATAGTAGCACCAATTAAAGCCGCTTTACCTAAATCAGATTTAGCAAAATCTTTAATTCCACTAGCTACACCTTTAACAGCGCCAGTAACACCTTTTACAGCTGATTTAACTAAGCTTCCTAATCCGTATTGTTGTCTTGGTTGTAACATCCTTGATATTGTCATATTTTAATAGTTAAATTAATTTAAGGCAGGTATAGAAAACCTGTAATTATTGACTTTATTATTTTTTTGCTTTTTCGTCAATACGTTTAGTATACTGTAATTCGTCCCAAAGTCTACCGCAAAATTGGTACTCTCCTACGTGGGTTATATAATCTAATATATAAACATATATTTTACCATCTATTTCGGTCCATCTTTTACAGAAACCAAAATCTTCTCCAAAAAACTCTTTAGTTTCAGGGTCGTGAACGCAATCAAATAAATTGTAAAAGTTTTCTTTAAATGCTTCTTTACCATTAACTATGGTTGGTTGATGAATCTTTAAGTTTGGATATTCTTTCATCATCTTTTCTATGACTGATCTTTTAATTAGCATACATCCAGTAGGTGCGTGAGATACCTCTGCTACACCATCATTAACTGTAATTTCATTTCTATTATGTACCTTTATTGGAAAGGTAAATCCAGATTTCATTAAATGATCAGCTTCATCAATTCCTTCTTTATGTAATCTATTCCAAGCTTTATCCCAATCAAATGTTTTCATTGGATAAGGACACGCAATGATATCCTTGTCTTTTTCTATCATTTTAAATATGGTTTTAGATTGAAAGTCTATGTCAGAATCAATGAATAATAAATAATCATATTTCATAGAATCATTCATAAATTCAGATACTAATAAATTTCTACCTTGCTGTACTAAAGAAGATTTCATTAAACTAAAACTTATAATGATTCTTTTTTGTATACATTCTTGTTGTAATACTAATAATGATTGAACAGTATGTATGCTCATCTCACTATGACAAGGAATAGCTACAAATATTTTAATGGGTTCTTTTTGTTTATTAAAATCTTCTAACTTTATTTCTTTTGTATTTTCATTGCCATTAAACCAGATAGGTTCATTATTTTGCATTAGCTAATACTCCTTTTAAAAATCTTGTCCAAGATTGTCCTTTTGTTTTCCAATTATAAAATCTATTTACATATTCTATCTGTGCTTTTAAATGATCTTGTATTCCATCTGTCTTTAGTGTTTCAGCTGCTATATCAATACCTGCAGCAAATTTATGAGCTAAACTTTTATAATCATTTGAATATGGTATGCTCATTGGAAACTCTGCACAAGTTTCATATAAAGCTCCGTAATTAGTTACAATACAGTATAGACCTGCAGCCATTGCTTCTAATGCTGATATACAAAACGTTTCTTCCCATATGCTTGGATAAACAAATAAATCATAATCTTGTAAATGTTCTTTAATGTATTCATTTGGTTTATAACCAATATAAGATACATTAGGTAGTTTTCTAGCTTGATCATATAAAGCTTCATAGTTTTTATCATTTTGTTCTTTAAATGCTTGACCATAAACTTCACAAGAAGAATATACGTCTAATTGTATATTAGTATTTTTTACTAATTGCATTGCGCCTAATAAAACTGACAAACCTCTCCAGGGTGTTGAATGATGAATTATCTTTATTTTCTTATTACCTATAATATTTAAGTTTCTAGGTTTTATTTCATCTATACCATTTTTAATTACCACTGATCTTTCAGTAGGTATATCAAACATCATTCTAAATTTTTCATAGTTCCAATTTGAATTAAATACATACCAATCATATTTTTTATGATTTGATTTATCTTCAAACCAAGGAGCTAGATTAGTTTGATCATATGAATTCTTTTGCCAAAGAATGTTTGGTTTATTTGGATCTAATGGAATCTTTTCTGGTACAGAAGTACATATTGATACTTGATCCAGTAAATTTGAATCAACGTATTTTTTTAAATATTCTAATTGTAATTCCGTCCCGCCTCTAGGATTTTGGTTCATTTTGTTTGCTCATTACTTTCTTTAATGCTTCAAGGCCCTTTGGAGATACTTCAACTGTTAAATCTTGTTGAATATGATTTACAGTTGTTGGTGTATTTGGGTCGTTGATGTCTGCATCTCTTTCTGCTTCATCTTTATATATTTTTCCTGTAAGTTTATTTTTAATTACGATGTGAGTCGTACAATTTATTTTTATTGGTTCATTATCCATTTTGATCTTCTCTACTTATTTCTAATATTGATATAGTTGCACTTATACCAGAAACATCAGAAGTTTCAAGAGCTATTGAATCGCTTTCTTCTAATATCAAGGGTCCTTTTGCAAGATTACAAATAGTTGGTCCTGTAATAGATGCATATGCTACAACATAACTAGTCGTTGCAGAACTATCTGTTATATGAGTTTTAAATACTTTTGATCCACTCGTATTAGTTATTTGAACATTTTGAATTATTGCATTTGCATTGCTAGGACAAGTATATAAAGTCACAGCATCTGTTGTGCTAGGATCATAGAATTTGTTTTTATAAAAGTTAGCCATTTGTCGTATCGTACCATTTTAATGAACCAATAACACCATCATTATTAGATGCACCTTTAGCACATAAAGTTAATGTGTCAGATACACCTGCTATTGTTTGTCCAAGTTGATATTCAAAATTAAAACCATCTCCAAAGTTTTCAATAGAAACTCCTTTACCCGATAAATAAGTTC